GAGTAACGCCATCAATTGTAGCAGTCTCATCTACTAGGTCAGGATTAACATTGGCATCCCCTTCTAGCATCAATCCTTCTGCGTTTGGATCAATAGAGGTACCTTCAGTGTTAGGATCAATTAATGCGTTATTAGAGACTAGGTCTGACAGGGACATACCTTTGTCAGCAAAATACTTCATTGGATCAGCCATCATGGCTTTGATTTCTTCGTTAGAAGCAACCAAACCTGCTTGGATAGCCATGTTAGTGATGTTCTCAATGTTTAATTCGCCAGTACCATCACCCGCTACAGGTTCCTGTGCGTTGGTTGCAGCTTCTGCTAAAATGCGTTCTGCTTCGTCATCGTTACCTTGCGCACGTTGTTCTGCAGCCATTTTCTCATACCCAGACGTAGACTGATCATAGCCTTCTTCACCTGGGTATTTACCACTAGCGTCTTTGCGCAGTGCGTCGTAAACTTTACCGTCTTTAACCTCAACCTCGTAGGGCATACCTAAGAAGTTGTAGGAATACTGCATACCCTCGTCATTTTTGTACACCTGACGACCTTCATAAACACCCATTTCTTGGTTTTCTGGATCAAGACCATTCGCCCAACCTGCAAGTTTACCAACGATACCTATCGGTGAAGCAAAACCTGCAACTTTCATAATGCCTGTAGGGGCTGCACCTTTAACACCGTTGTTGTTACCAAACAGACCGCCACCAGAACCTGGGATGTTAATTGATGCACCTGCAATAATTTTATTAGGGTCTGTAATATTTGGGTTTGCAGCCATTAGGGCTTCAACAGTAGTGTTATTAGCTGCAGCAATAGAGGAAAGTGTGTCACCTGAATTGATAGTAGAAGTCGTACTACCGCCACCAAAGATCATATTGGTGATCGTACTATTACCGCCTGAGTTACCATTATCATTACTACTGTTATTAGCACTACCAGATATGACGTTGCCTGTTGAGGTTGTCCCACCTGCAGATATAGTATTTCCTGTAGCATCATCAGTCAGAACACCCCCTACATAGGATGCACCATCGTTAGGTGTGAAGGTGTTAGCTACGCTTTCCGAAAAGCTGTTGCCACCGCCGAACGTGTCTGCCCAAAAGCCCATTATAGTTTTTCCTTCTGTTCTTCGCAGTGACGGATGCGATCTCTTACTTTGATGTAGTCGGTGATAACTGCAGGGATTGCATTGAAGTCGTCTGGCAATGCATCTATTTCGTCTGCCAGTTCGCTATTAAACTCTTCAGAGTAAGTATAAAGCGGTGGACAGTAGACTTCTAACTGGGTTCTATAAACCGTCCCTGCGCAACCTGTCAGTGAGGTCATCACGGCTAGTAGGATTAAATTCTTCATGTTCTGCCATCGCTTTGTAAAAGTCTTTGGCCTTGTCTTTGGCCTGTAGTTCATCGGCAAGAACTTTGGACTTCTCTATCGTCTTGCCATCCTTGCGGCCCAAAACATAAAGAATGGGTAGCAGAACAGCTAAAGCACCGATGATGTAAGTTTTGACCTTGCCGATGATAAACATTAGTGGACCCCGTCTTTGTGGTCCTTAAACCGTGCGTATGCAGCCAAAGCGATACCGCCCAACGCACATAGCAGGAAGATTGTCTTCATGCTTTCAGAGTAAGGTACTAGGGCCTCAATCTGCGGGGTGATTTCACCTAATGCTGTTGCAGCACCTGCGATACCTGCACCTGCCATTGTCTTAGACTTAGCAAGAGGTTTAGGGGCCGCTGCAGCCACTTTCTGTGGCATAGTAGGTCCACCCTCTGCAGATGGCAGTTTAGCATCACGGCTAAAGATAGCAGCCTCTGCAGCACGACGACGTGTTAGACCATTCAGAACGGTTAGCTTTCCATCCACACGGGCTTTATTCCAACGCATAATTTGTTCTGGAACGTCATTATAAAGACCTTGGTTCAGCTTTTTTAATAGAGTTGATGATCGAAAATTGCCTGCGCCAAGGTTAAAGACGAATGATACCAATGCATCATATTGTCCTTGTGTTAGAGGGACTGTAACGTAACGCTTAACGTCAGCTTCGGCGGTGCGCAAATCTTCACGCAACCGCAACTCAGCTTCCTCTATCGTGATCTTCATACCAGAACGAACGCCCTTGCAACTACCGTAGCCAATCGTCCACTTTCCTGCGGGGCAGAGATATGCGGATATGGTTCCGTCTGGTTGTACTTTGTGTAAGCCTTCAAACGTCTTGACTAGATCAATGCCATCGTTTGAAATTGAATCAGGGTGCATACTATTTCCTTACTGTGTCATTGTGAACGGCGAAGCAAAGCCGCCTGTTGGAATGTCCCCCTGAGAAGTCGGGCTTAGATTGCCCATACTAATATTTGCCCCTACCATACGCTGTAGGTTTCCAAGCTCGTAAAGCGATTTATTAATGTTGATTACTTTATTGCCAATTTCGGTGCCCGTTACATCAAAGGAACGTAGCAAAAGATTTCCGTTCTCATCTATCGCACGGGATAAAGTATTGCCTTGTTCATCTACAGAATTTGAAATGAGTTTCCCGTTATCATCAAAAGCTTGCGACAACTGCTTAAAGTTCTGGCGCATTCCCATATCAAGATCGCCTTGTGTAGCTGCAATAGCCGCAAGGTCTTTGGCCTGATTGATAGAGTTAACATCCATACTCTGGAAGCCGCCTAAAATCTGTTCTCTAAGAGAAGCGTAGTTGTCATTCTGAGAACCAATAGCCGCCTGTATTTGTTGCTGATTAGCTGTGAGGTTGTCTTGCTGACCTCGTAAAAGATTGTCAGTACTCTTATCAATTTTCAGTTGTAAATCTGACATCAGACCCTCTTGGCCTTGTGTTAGATTTGTACCTAAACTATCAACTGCCGATGACACATCAGTGAAATTAGTATTCACATTGTTGTTTAATGTATTAAAGCCTGTATCAAGCGACTTCTGTGCAAAGGCTACTTCACCTGAAAGTAGACCTTCTGTTGCAGTCAACGCTTCTTGGATATTTGTCTGTGACTGACCAATACGCTGCCCCGTAGCGTCAAATGTAGACTGAATTAGGTTACCTTGATCATCAATCTGACGGGTAATTGTATTACCTTGTGCGTCTATAGAATTTGTAATCAAATTACCTTGATCATCAAAGGAATTAGCAACATTATCAAACTGCGCTTTTGTGGCAGCATCCATGTTCTCGCCTTGTGCTTTAAGATTAGCCAAGCGGGTTGCTAGATCAGATTTTGCCAATTGCGCTTCTGTAGATGTAGCCATAAAGCCGCCTTGAACCGTGTCGCCCAGTACGCCAAGGGCCTTACCTGTAGACGTAGCAGTATCACCAATCTGTTCAGATAGGTTTTGTTGTCCTGTAGCAGCAGCTTGTGCGAAGTCACCAAGGTCTTGACGCAGGCGTTGGGTAGCGTTAGCTTGTGCTGTAGCCAAGTCTGCACGGGTCTGATTAGCCAATGTTGTGTCGTCAGTATAGCGATCCACATAGTTATCAAAACTAGACTGAAACCCGCTTTGACCTTGCGCCAATGCTTCCTGATTTGCCAATTGCTGATTAGCGTAAGTATCAACATTACCTGATAAGGCATCTAAGTTAGTCTGTAGACCGCCTTGACCCTCTAGGACATTACGCTGCGTTTCAGTCATTTGATCTGAAGTAGCACCGAAGCCTTCTTGTAATGCTTCACCAGTAGCAGCAAAACTTTCATTCAATGCAGTATTAGCGTCATCGAACTGAGTGTTCATGCCTGTCTCTAGTTCATTCATCGCAGTGGCTTGGTCTTCAAAGCCTGTATCTACAGATGTCTGCAAGTTCTGGTTAGCCTGATCCACAGTGTTAAACCGCTGACCTACTTCATCAAAACCACCAGTAACGTCACCTGATAGCGTGTCTAGTGCAGTCGTATTCTGCCCGATAGCAGCGTTGTTTGCATTCAGACCTGTGTTGATAGTATCAAAAGCAGCTACGTTAGATGCCGTTCTGCTATCATTGTACTCTTTCATCAAGTCTTGCAGATTAGTAAAGCCTGAAGATAGATTGCTGCTTACACCACCAACGCTAGTATCTAGGTTATCGAAACGGTTATCAAAATTATCATACCGTACAGTCGCATCATTACGGGCATCCGTAATCTGACCACTGATACCTACTTGGTTATCCGCTAGGGCTTGGTACTGATCGTCGCCTAAGCCTGTATTTGTTACGTTTGTGACTGTATCGCCACCGCCGCCACCGCCCATATTAAATCTCCTTCGTATGAACCTTGTCAGGCTGTTTAAATCGACGCCAGTTCACAGGAACCCTTTGGCCTAAGACTGACTGTGAGTGTTTTATCATGCCTCGCATGACTTGAGGTAAATGACCGTAGGGGGCTATAAAATCTATTCCCCAGAGCTGATACCGATCATCTATTACATCAGGACGTTTCCATACCTCTTCATCGGGCATCCATATCTCTGATAGAAATTCAGTGGCCTCTTCCTCAGTAAGCCAAGCCCATGATACAAATCCGACAGGCTTATTATCCTGGTAGTACAAATAGGCTTTGTTATGGATTAAAGGGAAGAGGCAGTAGTGGTTAAACTCCACCAAAGTATAAAGCCTATGATCGTCTGATTGATTGAAGAGATATAGGCAATCCAGAACAGTATTTCTGTTCTTCATTGCGCACCTAACTATGTCTATGGGATGTAATCAGTATAGCACATAGTTAGTGTATATTTCAACCCTATTTATGAAGGTTTAGTAGGCCAAGTTACGCTATATGGGAAGCCCTCTTGATCCGTTATATCACGAAGTGCCTGTCTATAGGTAGTCATTGCTGCTGACATAGTTACATCTGACAAAGCCATCCAGTCAGTCTCTTGCAATAAGCTATCACGTTTAGCTCTTACGTTAGCTTCTGCCGTGGCTTGTTCCATGTTCTGCACAGTATAAGCTACTTCCCACTCGTTGCCATACAGTGGTTGTCCTACCTGATCTGTATCTACTACACCTGTATCAGGGTCAGTGCAGTCAGCTTCAGTCTTCATGCGGATGACTTCCCGTGTCGGTGTACCACGCACTAGAGTTTGCACCAGTGGATCATATGAAGGCTTATCTAATTCAGTAACCTCATAGACCCCATACCTACGCAAGATCGTGTTAGGTATCTGCGCAGGGAAAGATGTGTTTGCATTGTCACGGCGAAATTGTCCAATCG